GAGTGCCTTGAAGGCGGAGTGGATCGCGAAGACCTTGTCTCGGACGACCTTGACCTGACCCGTTCCGCCGGCGTTCGACCAGGCGACGATGGTGATCGCGCCGGCCTCGTCGGAGTTGCCGCCGGCCATGGTGTCCGACCAGGTCATGGTCGAGTTGGCCGAGTCGGCGGGCTTGTCGAGTTCCCAGTCGTCGACGCCGATCGCGACGTAGTCCCCGGAGTTCAGGGTCTCGGGCACGGAGTCGGTGATGTTGACACCCGTCAACCCCGGGTAGGCCTGAGCCGCAGCGAAGAGCGCGTCGAGGATGAGCGGGATGCGCGACCCGTTGATGCCGTCGCTCATGCGAACCCCGCAGACGCGAGCAGGTAGTCCTCCATGAGCTCCTTGGCCTGGTTGGGCACGAGGAAGCCGGCCATGGTGCTGGGGTCGGCAAGGCTGGGACGGAGGCGGGACTTGAAGTACTGGTTGCCGATCAGGCAGGCAGCGCCGATAGCCCAGTCGGGCGCGGTCGCGGCGCCGGCGTTGTAGCCGACTGTGAGGTCAGCCACGATGAACAGGCCGTCCTTGCGGGAGATCAGCTGGCCCTCGGCGACGAAGATCGTCGGGTCGAGTGGCTCACCCCATGGCCACGTGGCGAGCGATGTGATCGAGGCGGCACGGTAGGCCAGGGCGAGGCTGAAGCCGTTGCCCTTGACGTGCTCGGAGCAGGCGGTCGTGATGGTCGGCCCGCAGAGCTTGTCGACCTTCCCGCACGCGAGATTGATGGCCACCTGGAGGACCGCGTCATCGTTGGTGCTCGCGTTGCCGACGAAGGCACGGAAGGTGGCGAGGTCCACCCAGGCGGCCATCGCCGTCAGGCCTTCGTCTTCGCCGGCGCGCGCACCTTGGGTGCGACCGGGACGACGGGTTCAGGTGCGGCCACCTCAGGGGCAGCGACAACCTCAGGGGTCGCCTCGGCGGTCACGAGGTTCGGATCTGCCGAGCGGTTCTCAGGTGCCTGCTCGCGGGCCTCGGGGGCATCGCCGGCGGCCTGCTGGCGCATCCACGCGGCGAGACTCGGGGAGTGCTCTTCGTACTCAGGGGCGAGGTCGGGGAGTGTGGTCCCCCGCTGCTCGGCAAGGCCGCGGTAGTTCTCGGCCAGGGTCTCGTCGGGTTCGTAGTTCATGGTTCGTTGTCCCCTTTCGTGGGATCACTGGAGGTTGGGTCGCTGCCGGCGCGCAGGTGGGGTCTCGGGCCGAGTAGGAGCTCCCGGCCTCGCCCGCCTTACGTGCGATCCATGCGCTGCGCTGAACGCGCCAGCAGCCAAGAGCCGGGGACCTCCTCAAGGGAGTTCCCCGGCTCTCGTCATCGGGTGCCGATCAGAACGTCGGCGCGATCAGGCCGAACCCCGCACCGGAGTTGCCGCCGATCTTGGAGACCGCGGTCGGGTAGCGGCCGGCGGTGAAGGCCGCGTAGCCGTAGACCACGAGCTTGATGGTCAGCTGGTTGCCGAGGGTCTGCTCGAAGCGCAGCTCCTTGGGCATGCCGTCGCCGTCCTCCCAGAGCAGGAGGTCCTCCTTGCGGGCTGCGACGACGACGTCCTCGGGGCCGGAGCCGACGTTCACCGGGACATTGCTGTCGGTGACGATCGGCACGGTCGAGAGGGTGCCGACGACGGTCCCGTAGTCCGGGTTGTCGTAGACGCCGTAGCCGTTCATCGGGCCGTTGGCGTTCGGCACGACGAGCGGGCGGTTCTGGGAGTCGAGCAGCTGCTCGAGCCAGCCCCACCGGTTCGGGTGCATGAAGCCGAACGTGACCGGCCGCTTGCGGTTGGTCGCCACGGCGGCCTTGGCGCCGGCCCACTTGGTCCAGAAGGTCTGGGCCGTCGCAGCCGCCACGAAGGCGGTCGCCTGGTTGGTGCCGGCCGTCTGCAGGATGCCGAGCATCTGGTTCGAGGCGCCGGAGCCGTTCACGACCTGACGGTCGATCTCCTCGAAGTACGCGCCTGCGAGGTCGGTGTAGACGATCAGGTCCGTGCCGGGCGCGCCGCGCTCGAGCAGCTGGCGGGACAGGTCCTGCTGGCCGGAGACCGTGACCACCGGGGGCTGCAGGGCTGCCGACCAGACCTCGTCGGTGTTGGACACCGAGGAGTTCTCAGTCGCCTGCGAGGCAGCGGTCGCGCCGGTGGTCCCGCGGGGGATGACCAGAGCCATGCCCTGATCCGGCAGGGGCAGGTGCGTGACCGCGTTGGCGACCGGACGACCGGAGCGGACCACGGGGGCCGCGAGGTCGACGAGGTACTGCGGGATCACCAGGCCGGCAGCGCCACCGGTGGAGACCGCACGGGACGAGAGCTCGCCCTCGGCCCGGACCTCGACCATGTGCTGCTGCAGGCGGGCCTGCGCAGTGAAGTCGTTGCCGTTCGCCATCCGGTAGAAGTCAGCGAAGAAGCTGGCCTCTCCGCGACGGTCCTTCTCCTGCGAGTACGTCCGCGGCTCGACGGTGCGAGCGTTGGTCGTCTGCGCGGTGGCGCCGAGCTGGGTGATCTGGCCCTGGAGTGCCGCGACGGCGTCCTCCTTGACCTTCTCGGCCCGGTAGGTCTCGAGGGTGTGCTCGAGTTCGACGCGCTGCGCCTCATTGGCAGCCCGCTTGTCGGTGATGGCCTTCTCGGCCTCGGGGGTGAACTCGCCACCGCGGAGGGTGTTGAGCTCGAGGGTCATGGCGTTCCATGCCGTGAGGTTCGCGTTCACGGCGTCGAGCGCGCGCTTGATCAGCTGGTCGAGAGTCATCTCGATCCTTTCGGGTTGATGGGTCGTGCGAGGAATGCCGGGCATGCCAAACACCCGACGAGCCGCAGCAGGTCGGGTGATGGGTGCGTCGACGGACGCCGAGCGCTAGAAGCGCATCGGCAACAGCGGCTCTTCGGCGGCGCGCTTGCGCTTGGCCGGGAACCGCTGCAGGAGCTCACCCAGGACTGAGCGAGCCTCGTCCTCGGGGGCATCCCTCAGGAGCGCCCGAAGATCCCGGTCAGCCCGCAGGCTGCCGGTCGTGTAGGGGTTGGCACCGAAGCCAACGATGGAGACGTCACCGCGGTGGATGTCGTAGGTGTTGATCCGGTACTGGGTGTAGTCCGGGGACCAGATGCCCTGGCTGATGCGGAAGGCGAAGCTCATCTCGTTGTAGAGACCGGCCCGCATCTTCGGCGCCATGTAGGCGACGTCGTAGTCCTCGGGGTCCAGCTGGGGGGCGTTGACGATCAGGCCGATGTCGCTCTCGCTGAGGAACAGCGTGTCGTTCCACGTGCTCGCGATGCGGCGCATCTGGTCGTGGCCGAGGACGAACGGGACCTCGAGGTCGACCCGGTTCAGCGAGGCAGCGCCGGCGCCGGCCGTCACGATCTCGTCGTAGGGGCCGAAGTAGTCCCACATCGTGTAGGCCTGCTCGTAGGCCGAGGCGACCCCGTCGAAGACGAGGAAGCTGCTGCCGTCGCCGGTGTCACCGATGCACTCGCAGCCAGCATCGGTGCACGCGACGCAGGAGCCGGTCGCGTCGCACTTGCACTGGTCGCCGCATCCGGCAGCGCAATCGAGGCACCCGGTCGGGCACGCCTTCAGCGAGGCGGCCCGCAGCTTCATGTCCGAGTGGTAGGTGACTCGAGCCTTCGAGTCGATGGCCTCGGCGCACCGCCGGGACGCCGGCGCCAGGCCGCGGGTTGCGACTGATGCGAGGCGTGCCGCAGCAGCCTCCTCGCGGGTCAGGATCGGCTTCATGCTGGTATTCCCTTCGGGGCTGGGGTCTGGTTCTTGGAGCCGTACAGGCGGTCGAACTCCTGGAGCTGCTCCTCGGTGAACGGGGCGCGGTCGTCGATGTGACGGGCCTCGGTCGGGGTGAGCGTGCGGCTGTCGATCTTGGTCTTCAGCAGCTCGGCCCGGGTGACCGGATCCATCGCCAGGACGGCTTCACGGGTGAGCTTCACGAACCGCGGCGACGGGGTGAGCGACGTCAGGGCGTCGTCGGTGCGCTTCAGGCTCGGGCCCATGCGGGTGACGAGGAAGTCCGTGATCCGCTGCGTGATGTTCTGGTAGACGATCGAGGCCGAGCCGGTCACCGAGACGTCGATCAGGCTGGCCGGCGTGTTCTGGAACTGGCACAGCTGAATGGCCGAGACGTTCATCACGTCGAGCCAGCCGGACTCTGCTGCCTTGGCCTGAATCGCGGTGTAGGTCCAGTCGTTGCCGGTGACGAACAGGTCGCCGTTCAGCATCGAGTTCTTGAACTTCTCCTTGATCACGTCGGCCTCGGCGCGCTCGGTCGGGGTCGCCTTCTTCAGCACCTTCGCGACGTTCTTCAGGTGGGCGCCGGGGACTGCGCCGTTGCCGAACCAGTCGGCCATGAACTCGCCGGCCGACGACCCGGTCTGGATGGTGAACATCGCGTGCGCGATCGGGGAGAGGCCGACCGGGTTGCCGGGCAGCAGGTTCTCCCTGTCGTGCCAGACGCGGCGGGAGTCCATCACCGTGTTGCCGAACTTGTACTCCACGATGCGCCGGTTGACGATCGTGCAGCGGACGTCCTCCGGCGCCACCAGCTGGATCTGCGCGGGCTTGCCCAGGGCGTCGACCGCGGTGATCTCACCGAAGCAGTTGCCCCAGCCCTTGAGCGACATCCGCCGCGCGTACAGCCAGTCGGAGATCGAATCGGAGTGACCGTCCGCGAAGCTCGACGGACTCACCAGCACCTGAGGCGCAGCGACCGGGACCTTGATCCCGTCGATGACCCGGAAGACGTCGACGGGCATCATCGACTCCAGCGCCGCCCAGAGGTTCATCGCAGCCCAGTTGACCGACTGCTGCATCGCGACCTGCGTCGTGACGAACGGCCGGCCGCGACGGCCACCCATGCGGGGTGGGATCAGCGGCTGGCTCAGCAGCGTCGAGGCATCGCGGGTGAAGATCATCAGACTCCCTTCGTGCGCTCGACGACGAGCGCGATCGCGAACCACTGGATGGCGATTGCGCCCATGACGATCGGGCCACCGAAGCCGGTCGGGGTTACCCAGACGCCGAGGGCCCAGGCGATCGCGACGGCGAGAACGAGCAGGGCAACCGCCTGCGCATATTCCGAGAAGGTCATCCGACCGAGTCCTCCGTGTTGTAGTCCGCGTCCTGAGCACGCCAGAGCGCGAGGGTCATGGAGACCGCCGGCGTGATGTCGGCGGCCGGGTTGATCCGGGTCCAGATGAACGTGCCCTTTGCCTCGGACGCCTTCGGACGAACGGATGCGACTGCCGAACTCAGTTCGGGCTGGCCGGTGTGCCGCAGCTGGCCGGCACGCTTGCCCGGCTCGGCCTTGGCGTTGGCTTGCGAGTGAACCCAGACGCAGGCCCGGGCGAACTCGGCGGCAGGGATCACGTCGACCGCGATGCCCTTGTTGCGGATTGCCGGGACCATCGCCTCAGCGGAAGACCCGGCGAGGACGGTGATGACGAAGCCGGGCCACTTCTGGTCCAGCTCCTCGAGGCGCGGGATGACCCAGCCGATGCCGGATCGGTAGTCGAGTACTCCACGGCTCCCGGAGATCTCGACGACCGGGAGGCCGTCCAGCCCGGCGCCGGCGACCGTGATGCAGGCGATCGTCGACTTCGGCGAGACGTCGAGGGCGAAGGTCGGGATGCCGGGGATGTCGGCGGTCAGGTCGAGCAGGTCGCCCCACGTCGGGAACGGCAGCTCGTCGTCCTCGGCTTCGGGGTCGTCCCACCAGACGAGGAACTGTGAGGCCCAGTCGGTCGGCTTCGCGGCGAAGGACTTGCGGATGCTCTCGAGGATCTCGATCGTCTTGCGGCCGCGGGTGACGGCGACGTTCGCCTGGAGCCAGAGCTCGTGGTCGTCCATCGCGCAGCCCTCGGTGCCGGGCTTGTGGATGCACATCTCCGAGGCGCAGGGTCGGTACTTGGCTGCCCACTCGGTGTAGCTCAGCCGGGCGTCACCGGCCCGTCCGCGCTTGCGGACAGCGCGCAGCGGGGCGGAGTGCTTCAGGCCGGCCGACGATCCCCAGAGGACCTGCGGATCAGGACGGGCGGCGAGGATCGGGAGGAGCGCGAGCAGGTGTTCGGTCTTCACCATGTAGCCCTCGTCGAGGATGACCGTGTCGCCGGCCAGGCTCTGGACGTTGTCGTTCGTCCGGATCTTGAAGATGATCCGGCGGCCGTTGGTGAACTCCAGCTCTTCCTTGCCGGGAGAGTCGTGGAAGTCGATGAGCTCGACGGCCATCGCCGGGTTGGACTCGATTAGCCCCTTGATCTCGAGGTAGGCCTCGGCGACCGCGGTGCCGGTGTGCGCCGTCCACACCACGAGCCGCTGCTCGCAGATGAAGATCTTGCCGAGCGCCGCGGCCTTCAGCGCCCCGGTCTTCAGGTCCTGCCGGGCCGCGATGACGACACCCTCGAAGTGCGCCAGGCGATCGGTCTTGCGGGTCAGGTCGACGCGGTAGGCGAACCAGTCATCCAGCAGCAGGCACTGCTCCGGGTCCATGACGAACGGACCCTTGTCGTCGGAACACTTCGAGATGAGCTCGGCGACCTCGGGCCCGAGCGTGTAGTCACTCGGCGACCAGGTGTGCCAGAGCGGTTCAACCAGAGGCGCGACTGCGAGCTCGACTCCGCTTCCCATCCCGACGCTCCTTCAGCTCGTCGACCCCCGTGCGCCGCTTCACGCCGGCGAGGGCCTGCTCAAGGACGGCGCCCAGGCTCTTCGCCACGGACGCCCGCTGGATCGGAGGGAGGTCGGGGTCGGCCAGCGTGCCGGCCAGGTCGAGAGCGACGAGGCCGAGCGACGTGCTCTCCCTCTTCGCTTCCTTGAGCTCAGCCAGGACCTGACGGCGGATCCGGAAGTCGAGCGGCCGGCGGCGACGCTTCGGGACCGCGGCCGCCCTGCCCTCGTGGTGCTTCACTCGGCAGGTCGTGCCGCAGTAGACCTTCCGGGAGCTGGGAGGGACGTCGAAGGGGTTGCCGCACTGGGGGCAGGCTCGCTCAGCCATCGGGCGACCTCCACTCACGAACGTTGGGCCGAATCAGTCGTGAGAGAAAACGAGGGC